GGAGTTACCCCCACCGTAATTAACTGAGCTGCTAACCGTGTCGGTAACGGTTATATTGACTGCGTTATTGTCTTTTACTGATGCTACTGTTTTTGTTCCATTGATACTACCTGCAACAACTCCGCCAACTGCTACGGCCCCTGCGACAACTAAGGTATCTCCAACCGTTAAACCATGATCAGCTATGTTTACAGTAATGGTATTAGCAACTGATGTGTCTGTAGATATGGGTGGCGCAGTTGTTTTTTTATCTTCTACCACAGCTATTATTGCTCTTTTTGCACCTGTGCCATTACTGAGCTCTTTTACCTCATAGGCCTTTTCAGTTAATTTTTCTTCCGTTATTCCGCCTATATCTCCTGTATTTTCAAACTGTATAAAGTCACCTACTTTTACTTCCTCTGTGGGATCTATTACCTCAACGTAATTCTTTTTGTTTGTTGTGGTTTGTGTCTTTATGCCTGCAACGGCAGGTGCTTCACCGTAAATGGTTATTTCCCTTCCACCTAAATATTCTTCAATTTCCGTAATAGTTTCAGATATATCAAAGGTGTAGCTGTTTTCGTTAACAACTGTAATTGTTTGGTCTTTATTTATTGAAGTGGCAGGAACGTCTTTTGTTGCTTCTGCTCCTTGAATCTTAACTACTGCACCTGTTTGATAACCGTGGCCTGCCTGATTGACGGTAATCTTATTATTGGCCGCAGTAGTGACACTAAACAATCCGCCATAGATTCTAGTCGCTAAAGGCGACCAACTTCCTATATCTCCTGTGTTTTGGTAAGAAGCACCAGTTATCTGGCCAGTTAATCCACCTGCGCCCTCAACCCTATTTCCTGTATCAAATTCTCTACCCCATACTATGTCTTTTATAATCTCTGATGCGTACTCTAATCCTTTATCTCCGTCATAATATAACTGTTGATTTTGGTGATTTAAGTAACGACCAGTAACCTTTTCAAAGTCTACAAATTGATTAGATACACTAGCTGAAACACTAGCCAGACCTGTATCAGCGTCTTCATTGATAACTGCGTTATCTATGCGGCCATCAAATATAATAATAGGATTGCTAATTAAAGCGTTTGAACTATTTATAAAAGCCTTCCTTATTATCACCTTGCGATCAACGTAATTCTGAGTAAGCAACAAATTGGTGTAAGTTTGATCCACTCCAGACAATGTAAGCGTCATAGAACTAGCTGATATTTGTGCTGATTCCTCAATGGAATCAAAACTTAAAAAGAAACCCAACGCTGAATAGGTATTGCTGTTGTAACTTATATCTCTAAAGGAATCCGTTACATAGTGAGTGTCATCCAAATAGACTTCAATCAAATGGCAAGGCTGAGATTGATCTTTAACAATCTCGGTTTGGAAAGCAGCAGAACTTCCTCTATTCGCCATTACGGTACCTCTATTAGATCTATCTCATAAGAGTAGTAGCCAGAAGCGTCTGTATTGAACTGCCTGTTGTCGCTTGCAAAAGCCACCTGGAAGGGTACAGAACTGGTTGTGATGGTTTCGTTATTGGCCACCGCACTTTCTAGCTTCGGACTGAAACTTAACGTGGCATCTCCAGATCCATCACTAGTCATGTCTGCTGTGACCATATACACCTTGCTATGGCCTGAAAACTTAATGAAATCACCAGATCTTAGAATGTTAGACGTACTAGCGGTTAGTCCATCTACGGCTGCTGATGTAACGCCTGCTGCTAAAGCACCATCCACCACAGGGGATTCGCTTGTGCTTCCTCTGGTTGTTCCAATCGTTGTAGGCACCCAGGTAAAGGTTTCGTATTGTCCTTTCTGGGCAACACTAAATGCGTAAACACTAGCTAGATCCGCCCTGGATAAAGGTGGGAAAGTAACCTTAAATAACCATCTTTGGCCGCCCCTAGATCTAACTTGTCTTCTTAAATTATTGGCCACACTAGTTAATGTAGGCTCTATACTTTGCACTTCTATGCTAGAAGGGGCAGGGGTGCTAGGGAATGTTCCGCTCATGCTCCTAATGGCCCTCTCTTACCGCGTTTTCTAAATGATTGTTCTACGATACCCACAATAGTAGGTGCTTGTTCAGCTATAGCTGCCGTAGCGTCTTTAGCATCAAACGCTTTAATATCGTAGGTAATGTTGATGTTTGTTGCACCGCCACCTACTGCTGCCAGTTGATGATTAGGCGTAATCCCACCACTTTGGCCTGGTGTGAATAATTCTGGCCCTTTCTCTCCAACTAAATAAGTTCTGCCTGCTGATACTGGGCCACCTGATGCTTTGCCTGGAAAGCCAAAGAAAGTTTTAATAGCACCCACGGCTTTTTGTATAATAAATACTCTTATTAATTCAGCTACTATTTGTTTCAAGATGTTGTCCATTACATCTTTAAGGTTTTCTGCGCCTGTTTGAATATTCATAAAGGCATCAGTCAGTCCTGTTTCTAAAGTATTTGCTACCTTCTCTCCTAATTTCTGCATGTCTTCAAATTTATCTATGCCGTTGTTAAAGACTTGATCAAATCCATCACCAAATCTTTCTAGTGCTTCTGCTGCTATGGAAAGGCCTTTTGCCGCATCACCTGCGGCATCACCTGTGTTGTTTAAGTCATCATTAGCACCGCCAATCTTGGGCCTTACTTTCTCCAAAGCATCCGCTACTTTGTTTGTTTTGTCTGCAAAATTAGAAAGTTCAGGCGGTGTAGTCTTTGAGAGATTTTCCAAAGTTTTAAGCGCACCCACCAGGTTTTTTCCTACCACCTGAGCGATCACAAGGGCGGACAAACCTATCTGCTTTAGCCAATAACTTGATTTCTTTGCGAAATTAACCACTGCTTCTGTGGCTTCACCAATAAATCTAATTAAGCCAATTATTGCATCAAACAAATCTGTTGCTATTTCTTTTCCTAGTTTGGCTAATCCACCTTCTGACTTATTTACTTCAATTATCCAATCCCTAAAATTGGTAATCAAACCATCAAGAGCAGGGGCCATGGCGGCAAAGGTCTGATTAACTAGACCGCTTGCTATAAATTGTAATTCTGAAAAACGATCATTGAAACTTTCAACGCCCTTTATGAGTTTGCCATTTACAACAATACCCATTTCCTCTGCTTTTTGGATCCAGGCATCAAAGGCTTCTGCACCTTCTCCAAAGACCTGATTCATTTTGATACCTGCTCTACCAAACATGGACTGTAGAATTGATGCTCTTTCTGATTCTTCGCCTATCTGACCTATACCTTCTACTACTTCTCTTAGCAGCTCATCGTTAGTTTTTAAATGGCCACTATTATTTCTTAGTTTTATGCCCATCCTATCTAGGGCGTATGTGGCTTCACCTGTGCCTTTTACAACTACGTCACCAATGTTTTTAGCAAACTTTTCTAGACCTTTATTAAGATCTTCAACTGACGCGCCACTTTCTACTGCGGCTAATCGTAGTGCTTGTATCTTTTCGGCAGCAATACCTGTTCGACCTGCCGTCTTACCTACGTCATCTAGGGCATCAAATGCTTTCTTGCCCAGGGCAACAAAAGCTGCGGCTGCGGCTGTAACAGCCACCATCAGGCCAGTTACTACTTTGGCAACGCTCTTGGCTGCTCCGCCTAGTTTGCTCACCATGCTAGTGGCGAGTTTAAATTTACTGCTAAACTGATCTTTAGCAGCAATTATCATTTTAAACTTATCCACTTTTCTTACTCTCTAATATTTTTATATAAGCTAACCAACCAACAAACTCGTCAACCGTTATCACGCTTAACTCATCAAGAGTCTTATGTAGTCTGTCTGCTAATGCGTATTGCGTGAATAAATCCGCATCAGCTCTTATTTTTTTTCTGCGGTCTCCAGATCATCAGTTCCCATTATCCAAGTGCCAATCTTTGTTAAAACGCCTACATCAACGCTATTCATTAAATTGTACTTGTCGTCCATCGTGAATAATTTATCGCCATTTTCATCTAATGCCTTGTGTATCAAGGCATAAGCTAATAAAGCCAAATCATCATTCTTAGATAAACGGTATAACTTTGAACTTTCTTGGAGAGTCAAAGGTTTAGCATAGATCTTGAAGGTGCCACTCTCGTCTGCCCATTCTTCAACTTCCATAGATCTAATGTCTATGGAGTTGAAGTGGGAGACCGCTCTGTCTATTGCGCTCATAGTCTTACACCGTTGCCGTGCTTACTGCGCCTGTGTAGGTCGCACTAATACTTGCTTCAACCATGCCATCAAAAGATCCTGTTATGGATTTTGATGTAACAATCGCTGTGCCAGTGTAGTACGTATCAGACGAATCCGCGCCTTCGGGATAAAGTACCAAAGTAACAGATGATCCTGGTGCTAATGCACTTTGTCCATTTGAATCCGTCTCATCCCAAAAAACGTCAACTGATGCGTCAGCAGATGTTAGACCTGCAAGATAAGTTCTTGCTGAATCTCCCATAGCCGTGTCTTCAATTACATCAGCGTTGGTATTTAGAGTCCATGAACGAACTTCTGCAACTGTGTTAGAAGCTACTTTTACAAGTCCTTCTTTTCCTGCGTGTGTTGCCATTTTCTATTCCTCGCTATTTTTATTATTTTTACTTACAGACTTAGAGGAATTACCCTTCTCAGTCCAACCTTTACTTTTTAAATACTCCACCTGGTCAATATGTGCATCAATGCTATCTTTGCCGTCTGGAGAATATAAAATTGCCATTTTTTACTCCTTACACCGCCGTTTGTGGTGCATTTTCAATAGTCATGTATTGAACGATGTAGGTCATGGAAACGCTTGCAACAGGCTTGTCTCCCTCTCCATCAAATTCAATTTCTGTAGATTCCAAGTATGAGTTCTTAGCCAGGCCGTTAAGCGTGACATCATTACCCAGGGCCGTTTCAACTTCTGCCGCTACGGTATCAATCGTATCGTCATAGTTGCTTACAGCTTTTACATATCCTTCTATTACTAAAGATAAATTTCTTAAAACAGTTCTCGTACCACCTATGGTCTGTGCTTCGCTATCTTCTGACTTCGTGTAGATCAACAATCCTGGAAGGTTTGCCGCTCCCATGGGATATACCCTGGATTGATAAACCTTAGATCCAGTAGTGGTTAAACCTGTAAGGGTTGTAGCCGCTCTTTCTCTTAATTGTTGTCTAACGTGTGCCATTATTGTTGCTCTAACACTAAGGCTGTTACGCCTGTGCCGTCTGGTTGTACGTTAACTATGTTATAAGTAATACTGCTGATTTGAATCGTGTCGCCAATTTCAACATTGGTCATATCAGAACTTCTGCCTGTAGCCACAGGTTGAGTTCCTTCTACTTCCATGCCCAATCCAGGATCTATTGCAAAATATTCTTTATTAAGTATCACGTTAATAGATGAACCAGATCCATTGATGGTAATTGTTGCAGAACTACCATGTGAATCAGTTTCAAAATATCCTGCTAAATCTGCTGACGATTCAAGAGCCATTACTTAGCCTTTTTTTTAGGTGCCTTTTTAACGGCCCTATCTTTTGTGGATTTAGGCTTATCGGAGACATCGCTTGCAGTACCGTTACTAACGAACTGCCTAGCTTCGGCAGAAGCAACTTCTACTACCTCATTCTTTTTACGCATTACGCCCCTTATATAAGCATCCTGTTCCATTTTTATTTGTGCCATTGTTTACTCCTTTGAAAGAGGGGAGCGAACTCCCCTCAAATCAAACTAATTAGACAGTTATGTCCTTAATCGCGCAGAACGCGTTAGGGATTCTTACTGCAACATCTACGTCTTGGAAGAACGCGATTCTAGTTCCGCCAGATGTACTTAATGTTGATGAGTCCACAACTACATCTATGCCCGACCAAAAACCAAGCATAACTTGTGAGAAATCACCAAGAATTAAAGCATGGCAAGATCCAGAAGTTGATCCTTTAGTTAATGTGCTAGGCACGTTAGTTGAAACGTTAACGCTGTGTCCTAAGATAGAGTTGCTATCGTTTAGGATGAAGTTGCCTTCAACACCAGAACTTTGTCTAGGTATCTGTCTCATAGCACCCTGGACTCCAGGCGTGGTTATGAAGTTGATAGTACTACCCATCGCATTATCGTTCTGAATAGCAGCTTCCATGTCTACAACTTTGGCGTAAGTTAATGCACCACCGTTTGTACCAATAGCAACAACCTGAGTATCAGATTCTTCTAAAATGCCACTCGGCTCATTCGAAGCTCCGCCATCGATGGCAACTTGGTCAATCTTAGAAGCCATAGTTTGCACTACGTCATTTCT